ATATATTCACCTTTGCGCTTAATTCCACGTAATGGATCTGGAAAGTTATATAATTTAATGTTGCCAACTGTTCCTTGATTCCAAACAGGAACTTTAAATAATTTATTAAATTCGTTTGCGGCGCCTTCTTTTACAGTTTCATAAGAAGATTTCAGATCTTTAGCTAATGTTGCAGCGGCTTCATGCGGTCTTTTACCTTGGCTAAAATCTTGCATGATATTTTGCGCGGTCACATCTGGATGTTCCATAGGTTTTTGTTCTAAAAATCCAAGATCAGCAGGTGCTTGATCTTTTTCTAATTCTGAAAGATAAGGTGATTTAGGATAAATATTGGGATTAAATTCACCTGTCATTATGGCTTCGGGCAACTTAGGTGTTTCTTTAAATAAGTTTTTAACTTTTCCTAATAAGCTTGAACCAAGAGCAGCAGTTCCACCAAGAGGCGTGATATTGCGTGCAACGCCTCTTGTGAATGCCTCACCTGGGTATTTTGGCTCACCAAAAATATTATGGATTGCTTGTGTTGTATCTTCAGGGGAAATATTAGATACAAAATTTGACACACCTTGAGGTAATAGATGCAATCTATTTGCACCATATTCAGCAATATTTTTAGGCATTTGAGCGATGCTGTTTATTAACTCATTGGTTCCTGCAAGAGCCTGCTTCCCAGCGCTTATTGGATGTTGCGGTACAAGATTTCTAAGATTAAATTGTGCAGGCAATTCTTGCAAAGCCTTATGATAATATTTTGGCAAAGCTTGATATCCTGCTAAGGCTTTTTTTCCAACATCTTCGGAAATCCTGCCAGGCGCTTCTTTTATAGATGTCCATAAACTTTCATTTTCAGGAAAATCACCCGCTAAAAAATCACGTGGTGAATCCACCGTCATTGTCTGAGGTGACGCATTATCTTCGCTTAAAAAGTCTCTAGGCTGCATTATAAATGACCCTTTGCTTTTAATCTTTTCATGACTTCTTTTCTTGATAAGTTGTGCGCTTTCATCATATATGCTATATCCATATCTCGCGCTCTTGGATGCAATTGCTCATCAATTCGTTGACGAATTTCTTTTCCATCCATTTGTTTATCAGCTATTTCTAATGCTTTTTGTCTGTTTACATGTTGTTCAGTCATGATGTTTGATGCAAGACCTGACCTTTGCGTGGTTAATTCATTAAGTAAATGTGATGCCTGTATTTTTCCAAGCATTGTATGATAAGTATCATTGTCACTTACTTTCATTTCTTTAGCTGTATCAAGCTCACCTTTCATTTTGGTTCCATTAAATGAATTTAATGTATCTTGTACAACCCTACCAGCAAGTGCCGTAAAATTACCAATTGCCTCTTGCTGCTCTGTATTTCCTATTTTGCTTAATGCTTTCATCTGCATATTTTGCCAAAATGGATTTTTTTCTTTAAATTCTTCAAAAACAGGCGATGTAGCCGTTGTAATTAATTCATTAAATGTATTTTTTCTATTTAATCCTTCTTCATATTGCTTACCAAAATCTTCAATATCGTTAGCACGAATTTCACCTTGTTTCTCGCCTTCTTTGATGGTTCCTTTAAACTTTCCTGTATTTTCAGCATAGGTACTAGGCGCGCTATCAACTATTTTGTTTGCCGCATTATTCGCAATCTTTTCAGCTTCCTGCGGACTTGCAACAACGTTATTGCCATTCCTATCAAATGCCATTCCGGAATTTGCGCCTGAACCCTGTGCAACTGGCGCAGCATTAGGCGTTGTAACTTGTCCAATTGGATTTGCCATTTGATTTGACGGCATTTGTTGCATTGGATTGGATGCACTTTGTTGATTTGGTTGTGACCCACCAAATAAAGACTTTAATTTATTTAATGTTTGTTCCGCCATTGAGGTTTGCGGATTGTTTTGAGGCATAGATGCCATAATTTGATTAGTAAAATTATTCGATCCGCCACCAGCGCCAGCTTGAAATAACTTATTCAACAATGCATTTCTGGTATCTTCATCTTTAATGTTTGGCAAAACGCCTTCTATTCCTAGCATTTTTGCAGTAAATTGAGGTCCCATTAAATTTGAATATGTACTTTTAGATGCAATATCAGCCAATGCTGTCGGCACAGCATAAGGCAAGAGCAAACTCTTCTTTCGAGTTTCAAGATTTTCATCAGTTAAAGCATTGGCGTTGCGCATCCCTTGAATGATACGATCGCCAAGACTTTTGTGCTCAGGCAATGGAATTGAAGCAAACATATTTTATCACCTATTAAAATCCAAAGAATTTTCCACCAGCACCAAATAATCCGCTTAATATACTGCTAAAATCTTGTTGTTTACCTTCATTAGCACCATATGCACCACCGCCCATCATTTGGGCAAGTTGTTGATATAAATTACCTTGACTACCAGCAGCCGATAATCCGTTGCCCATGAGACCAGATAATCCACTCATGTAATTTTGGTTTATCCCTGACATATTATTGTAATAATTCTGCATATCGCCAGATGAAATATTCTGTGCATTTTGCTGTGCTGCTTGCATCATTGGCGTACTGCCAGCCATGCCAGTCGCGCTGCCCATATTGGTTGCAGCCTGCATACCTTCACGTTGTTGATTTTGCGCAAGGGGGGAAGCACCATATCCCGACATCATTTGCTTGTAGAATGCTGTTGGATCGGACATTTGACCCAAGCGTTGTTGAAATGGATTTATCGCACCTTGACCAGCTTGATTGTATGGTTGAAGGCCGCCAATACCTTGCTGCATGTATTTTTGGAATTCTTTCATGGCATCTTCAAAGGAAGATCCGCCATTTCCGAACAATCCGCCAAATAACTGCGCTAGAGAGCTGCCCATTCCTGAACCGCCGGAACCGCCTGGACTGGAACCTAGCCCACCTTTGGCACTTAACGTTGCGTCTGCTGCTGAGTTAGAACTAAACATAATCTACTCATCCTTAAGTAGTGGTAAACGTTTTCCAAACACCGCCTTGAAATATTTGAGGCGCATTTGTAGTTGTATTATATATCATTTGTCCAGCCTGTGGTGATTGTATGCTGTCTCTTTGTGCAGTTGTAATATTTGGGATAAATGTACCGAATGATCCCATATAACCGACTAAATTTTCATAGAATGTTGCAAAGAAACTCACCCAAATATCTGATATTTTATTCGATCCTGGTTTTGTAATCGCATCATAAACCGGAAATATATCAAAATCAGCAGCCATACGTTCTACTCCGGAAGCGTTTCATAAGCCCATGAAGCGCCCATTAGAATAAATGGTCCCGTATTAAAATACTCAATTTTAGGTACAAACGCTTGACCACGTGGAACCACACCTAATTTGCGCCATACAGTGCGATATGAACGATTTCCAACGGTACCCATTGGCGCTACAAGTTGAAATCCAAATGTCTGGCCACCGTCTTTAGACCAAGTTAAACAGACTTCTGGGAATTGCTCTGCAATAACAGATTGTGTTTGGTCTGTTATCAAAATTGCGCCTGTTTCTGTTGCAATTGCAAATCCACTATCTGTGATGATTTCAACTGGAACTTGTGTGAAATCCAATAATGCTACATTGCCTTGGACTACATCAATCTGAAAACGATCGATTCGCGTACGCTGATATGCTGCGGGAACAATAGGCTTTCCAATACGCTTTCTAGGTATTATTTCGCCATTATTGTTATATGTATTAGGATCGAGAACATACAAAAGTGGCGACTTGTAATCACCCACATAATTCAATCCATTAAAATAAGCTTGTGTTTGTGCATAATGCCTATTCAACGTATAGGTTTCTTCCTCGTGCCATAATTTTTCTTCATCCCCACCAGCAGGATTACTCAGTGTGACGTTATAGACAAAAGTATGATCGGCAATGGTAAAATTCATTCTATAGAAAATCATGCCGTTTTCTTTAACCATGAATGCGCGACAATCGGCTACTGAACTAACGGCGGCATATTGCGCTAATTGAGAATCCAATGCACGAGTACTGGCAGGCATTGGCTGCGTACCATCAATTTCCTGGACCGATCCCAAGCTATCCCGATTTTGCGAGAGAAACATTAATTTATCAAACCCAACAGAGATACTGCCAATAGCCGGCGTTCCAAACTCAATTAGCAATGCATTATTGCGCCTAAATGGTAAATTTGTGCCTTGACCTGAATTTTCCCATACTTCGGTATAAAATTGTGAAAATAGGAATAAACGCCTATGCAATGTTCGACAGGCAACGATCGTCCCAGGGTGCGATATAATGGAGGCTTGTTGTAATTGTCCTGCACTTACTAAGTTAACAGTAGGCGTAACATTTGCGGTAATTGCAATAGCAGTTCCTGCAATAGCATTGGCATACGTCGTTGCGAGTTTGATATGCGTTGCATCAACAAATATTGTGAAATAAGTTGTACTAATCGCAAGTCCAGTTCCAGCCAAGCTCCCGCTGACGCCCAATGTAAGCGTTACAGGAATACCAGTTGCAAAGTTTGCGGTACCAGATACGCCACTTATTGTGCTTGCACCTACTATTAGTTGATTTGGTAATGCCACGAAAGATGTGGTAAACACATTACTTGCAGATCCCCAAACCATCCCTTGATTGAAACTTGATAGTTGAAAATTATTAGTTCCTCCAGCCGCTACAACGAAGAATCCATCTAGATAACATACATCAATCGGTTGGGCTGGAAATGATGTATCCGTAATAATGGAGAATGTGGCGGCAATTGTATCCCATATATACCCATCATCACCGTCAACAAATATGACCTGAAAGGTATTAGCATCAATTCCTACATACCCAGTGACAGTGCCAATTAATGTGCCTAGCCTGATAACGGTTCCGGTACTATCAACTCGCAATACAGAGTTTCCAACGACCATATAG